AGGAGGGACGGAGGTAATTGGAATGTAGAGGAGTTCTCGGAAGACTTCCGGACCGAATTGGTATTTTCGTCCGGCAAGCCGAGGATAGTGACACTTTATTCCGCGAGGAATACTGAGTTGCTCTTGCCACTACATCACAGCCTTTACAGTTTTCTACGAAGGAGAGGGTGGTTGCTCGTTGGTGACCCAACCAGCGAGCACATCAATAAGTTGAACGGCGCCGAGTTGTTGAGTTTTGATTACTCTTCAGCTACCGACAATATTAAAACCGCGTACGTGCGGTCGGCTATTGACGTATTGATTGAGCAATCCGACAATCTTACCGGCGATGAGTTGAGAGCATTGCGTGTGCTCGGAAATTTATCCATTGACGGTATTTGTTGTGGTAGCGGTCAACCCATGGGTTCCGCTATGTCTTTTCCGCTTCTTTGCCTTATCAACAAGACCGTAGTTGATTTGGCAATGAATGGATTGCTCATTGGGAAGAAGATTTCGTTCAAGGAATGGTCATCGCACCGTTTGCTTATTAACGGAGACGACCTCGTGTTACGCGAGGTCAGGTCTAATACGAATCTTCGAGGGGCGATTGCCGAGGAGGGAAGCAAGGTTGGGTTAATTGTTAATCACGAAAAGACTATGCACCATGATAGTCTTTGCGAAATTAATTCAACGTTGTTTTCTGATGGCAATCGCGTCCGGAAGTTTAACGCGTCTGCGATTTGGATGGACCCTGGTGTTGAGGATGTTCTCGGTTTTGCAGCCGAGGCATCCCACAATGTAGAAACTTTTCGGCGTATAGTTCGCCAAAATGCTAATATTCTCGCCAAAAGCGAAAATAAGCATTTAGGCGAGTTGCCGGCTCATCTACAAGTGTGTTGTCGTAAGGACGCCAAAATACGACGAGCACTCACCAGTATGCCAAAGAACGTGGCTCCGAGCGTGAAAGGAGTTATCCAGATGGCCCCCCGGCCTGACGGGTATCAACTTGATCGCAGTGAGGAGTTGCGTTCAATGAGTGGGGAGGTGGACAGATTGAGGGAGGTAGGATTGAAATGGGCGATGACTCGGGCTAGCCGACGCCGTTTCAAAACTATCGCCGTACCTAATTGTCGGTCTTACTCACAGGTTCTGAAGAAATGTCAGACGGCTGAACAGGAACTAATCCCTGCCTGTTACGTCCGGACGTATGCCAACAAAATGAGAGATGCGCTAGTTGAGGAATACGTGGCTGGTTCCTCAGTAATTGAGAAATGCGATCCGATTTGGTCGGAAAGTGTTTCGAAAATTACTATCCTTTGTGATAACTTGCGTCTGTTTAATCAGGAAAGAGCAGTTTCGACCTCCAGGACAATTTTGCGTGATGACTTCGTGTCGTCTAGTGATTTTGTGAGTCTAAACTAGCTTTAGTCAATCCACGAAAATCCTC